TAATATTATAGACCAGGACACAGGGCACAGCCCGTGTACTTATAGGCGGCCTCCCTCCGAAGAATTTCGGAAATGAGTGCCCCACTTACCCCGCCCCCAACACCGCCCCCTTCCCAAAATGGCATACGGTCGACGACGGTTATACTCGTCACGGGTAAAAACGCGAACCGGGATTTCCGGTCGGCGAGGACGTTATTCAACCCGCCGGTACGTCAAGACGCGACCATTGGCTCGGAGAACATATCGCCGGAGACGAACCACGATGAGCCGGCGCAAGATCCTCAACATTTCGTCGGAGAAGAAGAAGGACACCATGTTGACGTGGACCAATCTTCAAGGCAGCGTTGGCGTGGAAACGCCTGGCCCTGCGAAGCTCGCTCCCCCCAGTCCGGATAATTTGATGACCGAGTATTGCGTCGTATTCAGCCCCACCCATCGGGGCGCCACGTTTTCTAGCGGCAGTCATGGATCGAAGTATTACAAACAGTTGCGCACTTCCTCCCTTTGTTATTGGCGTGGCATACGCGAGGTGGTTACTCTCAAGACCGACGGTCCCGGTGCATGGGAATGGCGTCGCATTTGCTTCACCATGAAGGGTGAAGACCTCTATACCGGCGACCGATACTCCTTTGACCTTGGCACCTCCCCTGTCGCTCGTATTACTAGCGATGGTATGAAGCGTGCTTTTTTCAGCTCGGAGAATGCTCTCCGTACTCGCGACGCCATCTTTGATGGTAACCGCAACGTTGATTGGGCCGATGTTATTACGGCTAAAGTCGATACGGAGCTTATTACCCCCCTCTATGATCGGAGGATGCTTATCCGCTCTGGAAATGAAGCCGGTACCGTTCGCATCAAGAAGTGTTGGCACGCCATGAACAAGAACCTCCAGTATGACGATGATGAGAATGGCGAGTCCATGCTGGAGCGTTACTATAGCACCGAGGGTAAGCCGGGAATGGGTGATTACTACATCGTTGACTTGTTTCAAGCGGTGGTCCCACAGCAGAATGTCACGCCGACCAATTTGTATGTAAATATTGAGGCTACGGCGTATTGGCATGAGAGATGATAGAGTCCTGCATGAATACGAAGTCGCAATTTCCTTCAAGCCATTCAATGTCCTCCATTTCCATACCCGTGCGTGGGTCAGTATTGGATAGCCAGATGCAGGGTTTACCCCAGTTGATCTGCAGGGGATCCCTGTATAACTTCTTGACTGTGACAACCTGCTGCGCCCCAAACCACTCTTTCCATGCGGGAAAGAATTTGATCCCCCCTCGCATGTCGTCAAAAATAGCATATTCCGCGGTTGGCATGTCGCGGACTGCAATCTCACCGGAAATCATCCCCATGAAGTAAACATGCATTCCGAGGGACCGTGCCCAGGTGGTCTTACCCACTCTGGTTGGTCCGTATATGCATAACGATCGGCTTCTGCCTAAACTAGTCAGCATTGCGTAGACCCGCAGGGCCCCCGGAGGGCCCCTAGCAGAGGATGTATTCCGGCGCCCTCGAGCCAAGGAGGGGTGAGGGGGGAGAGGGGCCCCCCGGAGGGAGGGAGTACCTCCCCGAGGGGCCCCCCTGCGGCGACGGGCAAGATCACTCACCTCCTAGACTGGCACCAAGAGAGCTGTCTCTCCATGCAACCAGGTCAGGTAGCACTCCACCTCCAAATTCGATCCCAGCTGGGTGTTGGTAGGTCTCAGGTTCCGGTTTGTACCGAAAGTCAGCGTATTTACGGAGGTTTCCGTAATTGGTTGCCAGTGCCTTTGGATCCAATGACTCAAGCAAGTCCCAAAACGTTCGTTCGTCCTCAGCACTGATGATTTGGCTCCACTTATCGACTTTGCCATCACCAGCATCGACGCTTGGCCGTGCGAGACCTCCTGCGACAATGTCGCCATCCTTTGTCGCGTAGTCGTAACCAGCGCCAGGGCTGCCTCTTGATGGGCTAATGTTCGGGTGGCAGCCAGCCACATCAAATATGCCGGGGCGTCGGGATCTGAACTTTCTGCCGAAATCGACGAAAGCATGGAGATGAGTACCTCCGTCAGCATGGGATTCTCGAGCAACGATACATTCTGCTCCAAGAGTCGAGAAGTGGTTACTAACGGCCCATGGATCAAGCGCATCGCACTGAGCGAAAGTGATAAGGAAGTATCGGGCATTGCAAACGAAGGCTGGCATAAGCGTGTGTTCCGGAGTGTCCTGGTCGAAAC